TGTTGGTCTTTCCCAATCTCTTAGTTCTATATTTAATTTTTCTTTGTAATATCTGCGAACAAGTGACCAACAATCAGAAACACCCCAAACCCAAGGCAAACCGATCATATCTGGTTCATACCCTGAAGGCGCACATTCGCCCCACACTTCTGTTTTAGGGTTGACAATATACCAAGGCAAGTTTGATTGCTCACAACTTATTTTATCGGCTTCTGAAGCAACAGGCGGCGTTGTTGGATGCGAATGAACTATTCCAATAATTTCTCCTAGAGAATCCCCCGCAACAAAATCTTCAGGGTTCATAATGAAACATTGATGTGAAGTTATTGCCAAATTTTGACAAGGAAAATATTTTTCTTTTCCGCGAATATTTAATAAAAGCCCGCAAGATTCTTTCGGGTCTTGTTCCTTGGCGTGAAGCAACGCGTCAGCCTTCCAAGTCATCCTGTTAGTAATCCAATACTTGGAAATTCAGCACGGGTACATTGACGTTTTGGCGCTCGAACCCCCGCCATGTCAAAAACCGCCGCAAGTTCAAAAGAAACAACAGTTCTATTTTCTGCCGATTTTCTATCAATAATATATATTTCTTGCGGAAATTCTGCTGTATCATCTGGGGTTCCATAAGGGTTTACATCACTTGGAAAATTAGCGGCATCAAGAAATCTTGCCTGTGTTCTAATCCTTTTAACAGTTGCACCTGTCAAATCATTTCCTGTTGTAACAGCATTTACTGTAAGAAGTATTGCTGAAAGTGTTCCAAGAGCGTTTGAAAAAGTAAGGGTCGGGCGTGGTAATTGTCCTTTTCCATATTGAAAACCTTCTGCTTGAACAGGAAATCTTGTATAAGAATTTCCCTGCCAAATTATTTCGCCGCTATCTTTAAGACTTGTTCCCGCATGAAAACGATAAGTTGTTGTTGCGCCGTGTAATGAATTATCAAGAGTCAAAGTAAAAAGTTCAATAACCGCTGATGGGTTGACCTTCTGTAATTCACTTACAATTTTATCTGTAGTCATGCTTCAAATACTTGTCTGAATGTAGCGCTGATTGAAGCCCTGTTATTATATGGAATAGATTTTGACCAACCTTCGCAAACAAACTTCTTTGCACCTGAAAGAGTGATTGAAACGTTCCCGCTATTTGTTGCACTTGAAGCGGCTGTAACTGTGAATGAATCTGCGTCAACTTGAGTTGCAACTGTAAAAGAACCATCAGTTGCTGAACCTGATGTGTAGTTAATTGTCAAAACATCGCCAACAGCAACGCCATGTGAAGTGATACTGATAGTAACAGTTGTCCCGCTTTGGGAATATGTACCTGTTTTTGTAAAACCTTCGCCGGGGGGTGTAAACGTAAAACTTTCCTGATCGTTTGCGCGGCTATCAAGAAACGCTTCAACAACATCTGATTCAGTTTCGCTCAATTCAAAACTTACATTGTAGACTTTCGGATTTTGATTGCTTGCAAGTCCAAAAAATATTCTTTGTTCAAATCCATCTGCAAACCTTACTGTGCGAACAGCGGGCGCAGATTTTTTTGAAAATCCTTGATATGTGGGTGTAACGCTTGGAAAGGTTGCCATTTTAAGTTGCTAGTAAACCGCCCGGCCTTTTTTGTTTTATTAATTCTGATTGTATCGCCGAAGCAAGAGCAACGCCAAGCTCTTTTCCGCGATCTTCATTTGCATTTGATTGCATACCTTCAGCCGAGACATTCACATTTATATTATTTACAATGCCGCCACTACTTCCCGAACTAATTTGATTGTTTGGAATTACAACACCGCTTCGTTTTGGTGTAAAAATTTCCGGACCCCGCTCTCCGACTAAATAACTACGGCCTGCCTGTGCAGAACCACCATTTGCAAGCCCCGGAAGATTTGAAAATATTCCGCCAAAACTTCTTTTCAATAAAGTATTGACCCCAAGTCTTAAAAGATCACTTGCAAGATTATTCACAATAGAACGCGCCGCTTCGCCAAGTGTTCTTGTTCCTTCAATAGCACCAACTAAAGCATCAGAAACACCTGAAGCAATATTGTCTGTTATCTGTGTAAACAATCCTTGTTGCCTTTTCAATTCTTCATTTTGTTCTTTTGTCTTTTGTATGTTTTTATCCTGATTCGCGGCATTTTGATTTAATAATTCGTTTCTTTCTGTAAGTTTTTCATTAATCAATTGATCGGATGCCAAAGTTGTCTGTCTTCCTTCAAGAAGTCTAATATCAGCTTCTACTTCTTTGATTTTGTTTTCAAGGCTTACTTTTGTTCTTCCATTTGCATTTTTTAGTCTTTCTTCTAATTTTTTTTGAATTTCTAGTTGTTTATTTAATTGTTCTGTTACCTGATCTTCTGAACCATCCATTATTGCCTGATTCAATTCATTTTGCTCGCGTTTTGTTTTTATAATTTGCGTTGTCAAGGCTCCAAGAGCAATAACAAAAGCGCCGATGCCAGTTGCCGCAATAGCACCTGAAAGACCTAAGACAGCAATTTTAAGAGCCGCAATTTTTGCCGTAAACGCTACGACAGCCGCGCNCGCAATCGGAACCGCAACAGCCAACGCCTTGGCCGCAGCCGCTATTCCTACAATTAACAATGTCGCCTGCCCTGCGTCTGTCTGAACAAATTCTGTGACCACAGTAACGAATTTAGTTAATTCTTTAGTTGCCGTTAAAGCGGCGGGTTTTAACAGATCGCCAAATGCCCTTGAAAGGTCTTCTGTTGCATTGCTGAAGTTTTTAAACACTTGTGTCGGGTCATTTTCTAACAAAGCCTTCAAGGACGCCGCACCATCAAGTTCAACTTTTTTTAATGCCCTGATAACAACATCACTTGTTAATTTGCCTTCTGATGCAAATTTCTTTAATCCACCAACTGTTGTTCCTAATTCAGCAGCGATTGGCGCAAGTATTGTTGGAACCTGTTCTGCGATACTTCTAAATTCATCGCCTTGTAAGCGCCCTGAACCTAAAGCCTGCGCTAATTGTCTAAATGCAGCGGAACTTTCCATCGCTGACGCACCCGCCAGTTTCGCCGCTGTATTAAATCCGATAAATGTTGTTCTAATGTCTTCAACACCAACGCCCAAAGGTTGCAAACGTGCAGTAATATTTGTTATTCCTTCAAGCGCTTCTGTTGCACTTAGTCCGAATAATTTTTGCGCTTCTGCGGCTATTTCTTGCGATCTTGCAAATGTACCATTTGCTTTTGTTAACAAACCAAGTCTGACGTTTAGCTTTTCAAAACTCGCAGAAGTTTGAATTGCATTTTTTGCTAATAAACCGATACCGATACTTGCAATCGCACCCCTTAGTCTTCCAATCCCTGCGTTTAAATTTTTTGTTTTATTTTGAACAGCCTGTAATGATCTAGTGGCCTGCGTACTATCAACAACAAGTTTTACATTAGCCTGTGCCACAAATCAAAAAAAGCCTTTATTATATATTACCTTTTAATTGCTTTTTGGCGATTTAATTCTCTTTTTTCTCTTTCAAACTTAACTTGATAATATGAAGCCCAATATATCAGTTCTTCTTCTGTAATCAAAGAACGTAATTCTTGAATAGTTTTACCAAGTTCTGACGCGAGAAAAAACTCGAAATTCAACCAGTTATCTCGCTCTATTCTTTTTTTGCTGTTTCTTGATCTAATTGAATATTCATCATAAATAATTCAAGTTCATTCAAAACATTTTCAGGAAGTTCTCTTTGTAAATTTGGCGCATCTGCGGGATTAAATGCAGGGGAACCATCTTCGTTTTCTGCATTTTTACAAAGAAGATATGTNGATATTGTCAAAGCGTCATCTGTGCCTGCCGCAGCTTGGGCGCGAATACGATCATTCCTTGTTAACGGCTTGAAATATAAGTTAGCTTTTACAACGCCGTTTGCGTCTTTAAATTCATATTTACGTCTTTCTGTCATCTGATCTTTATAACATTCAGTTAACAGATCAATAGTTCTTTTTTGCATTGGTTGATTAGTTGACTAATAAACTCAATGTATCAGATAGCGCTAGTTATGGTACCGCTTGTAATGAAACTGATATTTATTACTTGAACTTCGCCAAGTGTTGCGCCATATTCTGCGTTTGTAATAATTCCCGCAAAGCTGATTTT